TTAGCTAAAGTTACTAACTCTTCCATGGGTAGTGATGTTTTAACTTGATTACACATAGAGTGAGTGCACGAACAATTTTCTAGTGTGTTTCCGTCTTTAGGATCAATATGATCCATATGCCAACTATCCCTTATCAAATTTAATATATCTCCGCAGACATGACAAGTAATATCATGAGTACTTGGATTGTACCCCTGTGTCTTTTGCCAAAGCTGTAAAATATCTTTGCTTAAAAATGTACAATCTTTATATAACATTTTGCTCATTCCTTTTATACCTCTTGCATGAAACCTTGTAATTCTAGTATTTATAGTAAAAATTATTGAATCTTCTAAACCCCTATTTATTGTTCTTGCATTTTTTATAATCGGTATTTCTAAATTTGTTGGAGTCGTATGTTTTTTGAAACTCGTTAATCGATGCCCTACTATAACATTAATATTTTCTTTTCTGTATTTTTGGTTTCTGGCTTGTAACTTCTTCTTCTCGCTTGGATTTACCCAATACTGTAAAGTTGCTTTACTAGGGGCTTTCCCCCACTCCTGCTTCAGCATATCTAAAGATAGTTTACCTGTTGGAGGTATACCCGCTTCAACGATATTTTTAAAATACCAAGACTTTTGTTCGTCTGTATATCTATTTCCTGCCATAATTAAATTCGACTAAAGTCAACTCCGTATTTTTCTAAATGCTCTAAGGAACCCAGGTCATACGCTAGAGAACTTGCAAAGAAGCCTCCAGTCTCGATACCACTAATCCAGAACTCTCTGTCAGTGTCGAAAGGCTCTCTTACCCATATTGTATAGCATTTTGCACCATACTTCTTTTCATAGTTTGTATCTTTAAAACCAGCACTTTCTGCCTGATAGTGTACTGAAAGCTCTTGACAAATTTCTGCAGGAGCATGATGCCTAGCAGACCATACAATTTGTCCAACTTTGAAATCTTCTGCTATACACTCTTCAGGTAGGTATCCTACTTCAGTCCGTTCTTCTTTAGATACGCCTCGACTAGGGATACCGACTCTTTCCACAATGGATTTGACAAATCCGGAGGATCTGTATAAAGACTTGGCGATGGCTGCAATTGAATCCCCCGATAAGTAATCTCGAATGACCTCTGCGATTTCCATTTCGCTGGCGCCTTTACCTCTATTTTGAGATTTTCGTAGTTGTACATATGCGGTTCTTTCATCATAGTCCTCTATAATCTTAGAGAGTCTCGCTGTATTGTACGAAATATTCAGGATTCCGCAAGCCTCTTTCTTTGTTATCGCCTTCGATCCGTCCGAAGGGTTTAGAAGGTCTTTCACTTTCTGTACGTTCTCGGGGCTTAGGTTCTCGTAGTCTCTCTTCTTGACCATTCTCAATCCTCTCTATTTCTCTGTTAATATACCACACAGCTTTCTTTAAGTCTTCTACTTCATTCTGTTTAAGTCCTGCTCGCCATATATACTTTGTGGCGTTACCCAGGCAGAAATTCATATGCTCTGTAATTTGTATACACTCTACTCCGCTTGGGTGTGCTGTATAATGCGGAGGCTTGTTTACACTATCTGTCATTCGTCTTCCTCTTCAAAATTACAGTACCAAGGCCCGCTATCTGGCTCACTATACCACCAATCTTCTTCTAAAGCGTTAGGGCATCGTACAGGATCTCCATTACTATACCCATCTCCTGTTAGAAACTCACCACACTTTGGGCATACATCATCGCTCATTTCGCTGTGATCCTCTGTTCATAGTCAGCAAGAGACTCATCCCACCAACTGGGAGCTGGTCTGTGAGACCAAGCGGCAAAAGTAGCCTTATCGAGATGATAGTAGTCACGATAAGACTGTATAGGGTTGTCATAGTCTTTGAGGATTTCAGGCATCGCAAGTCCGAACGTGGTGAACCCCACTCGTTCAAAATGCTTTGGCTCGGGTAATTCATTGATAACTGTAACTGATTTGTGTTGTTTTCCATATCTATATCTGTATTCTTCTCCAAGTGCGTTTCCATAACAATGAGTCCACTCGAAATTATCGAGTGAGCTTCTCGCCCAAATTGTGCAAGGATGATTGTACATCATCGGCAGGTACGGAGTAACAGTACGCTCTTCAGGTTTAAGAGGCTTCTCTGGAGCTTTGGCTTCATTCAGGATAGCATTCTCTTCTTTGGTAAGAGCGCGAGGAACAAACCCCAGGAGATTGTCTATCCAGATACAAGTACATAGTATCTGTGCAACTTCCAAAGGCATTTTTACAATATGTTTATCGACATGGGCTTCTGCACACTTGTCGAGATTTTCGTCAAGGTAAAATAAATTCATGGTTACTCCGAAAATTTTATATATTATACTAAACTACAAGCTCTTTGTCAAGAGTTATTTTAGCGTCTACACTATGTACAAGTTCATCAGTAGTGTACGTTCGTACCTCTACAGATGAATGATAAACTATTGCCATGTGCTCTGCAAAATTTATTGCGCTATCAAACTCACTGAATCTTGTATATTTTTTATATCCATTTTTTTCGAAAGTAACCATGTAATCTTTCATATTAGTTGCAGACTCCTGCATCATCAGAGGCATCGTATCCTGTGTCCCCACAGCCATAAACGCCGTTATTGTTAGTATCACAGGCTCGTTGCCAAGCGACTTGAGTAAACGTTAGACCCTCTGACCAAGGTACATAGGCTTTACACCATTCGTGAGAACCAACGGTCATGTCGTCATCTGTACCGTTATCAATTTCTACATAATCCCGTCGAGTAGTTTCAGGGAATACTTTGAATTGAATAGTCCTTCCGTTGTTATAGTTCTGTTGACGGTATAGCGTATCTTTTGTTACATGAATCTTTTCGCTATCTTCAAGTGTTAAAGTAGAGCCGTCATCATAATTAATTACAGTTCCTGCAGCTACACAAATAGGTAGAATAGCCAACAGACCTAGTAAATACTTCATTCTCTCTCCTAAGGAGACTAAACTTCTTCTAATCTCCGCATGAGCCGCTCGGCTCGGTTTGTAACTTGTCGATACCATAAAGAGTCTCGACCTTCTACTGCTGCCTCTTTCCACTTTCCTTGAGACAGCATATTTTTAAAATTCACAAATTTTGCAAGACGCGTAGCGCCCAGATTAAATGCCATATTTACTACTACTAATTGCACCTCTTCCGGCCAATTGTGCCATTGTCCGTATAATCGTTCGCAGTCCTTAATGGCAGTGACAACATCGTTATCGAAGCACTCCCTGGATCGTTGTGCCGTAATGGGAGTGCCGGTAGGCTTTCCATGCTCTTCATCTTCTGTCGTGACCAAGTGTCCGACACCGAAAGTAGGGTAGCCCAAGTGGTCGTTATAAATTTCAAGAACTTCTCCTTCATCTGCTTTAATTTCTTCATACAATCTTTCACGATTCATTCTATCTTCCTAGCCTTATATATTAAAGCTCTCACCGCACACCTTAGAGTGCGATATCAACAGCGTATGAGACGACAAATTTGATCTGATCGTTATCGTAACCACCCTCTGCAGCTCCACCTTTTACATCAGTATCCGAAATCATAAAAGTAAAGCCGCCCTTTGAGACCGTTACGTTATAATCGTAATAACCTTCAGCATTGCCGTTAAAAGCTTCAGCAAAATCGCCATCGTGATGTCCTACGTGCAGGCCAATACCCACACCGTCGCCGACTTCAAAACCATAGTCCAATGAGAGGTAATACGCCTCGCCAAACCCAAAATCCTGCCCCTCAGCCTCGTCTGCTTCGGTATTGGCCAGCATGTTAAGCTTTGCACTGAAATCACCAATACCCGCGCCCACATAAACCTCGCCAAAGTCGAAGTTAGCTTCTTTGTCGTAGTTGTAATAGAGGTAACCAACGTCCCAGTTAACCGCGCCGGTATCAAACGCAAACCCTGCGTATACGTCGTGCTCGTAAGAGTAAACATCGGATGGGCCATAGTTCACATTGGAAGCCCAGGTACCAATGTAAAAGCCGCTGTCCGAGGCGTAATCAATTCCGCCCTGCACAGCTGCTTCATTCTCTGTCTGGGTAAGCCCTCGCCAGATGTAATTACTGGTCATCGAAGCATTTGCGGACCATTCCCCTGCATGAGCGGTCGGTACGAACGCACAGGCGAGAGCGGTGGACAGCGCAAGAGCGCCGAGTTTAGTTCTGTTTTTCATAGTAGTTCCTTTCATGTTTACTCCTATAGTCCGCAATTGCGGCTTTAATCGCGTCTTCGGCCAGCACGCTACAATGTATCTTTACAGGCGGGAGTGATAGTTCTTGAGCAATTTGGACATTGCTGATTTCTCCTGCCTCGTCAAGGGACTTTCCTCGAACCCATTCAGTGAGTAGTGATGAAGAAGCAATAGCACTGCCGCATCCGTAAGTCTTGAATTTAGCATCTTCAATAACTCCGTCGGGCGATACTCTGATTTGAAGTTGCATGACATCTCCACATGCTGGAGCACCTGTGAGGCCCGTTCCGACATCTTCATCATTTTTGTCAAGTTTTCCGACATTCCTGGGATTTTCATAATGATCTAGTACCTTATCTGAGTACATTGGCATACTCCAAATTTACTTTGCTGTGATGTGCTTCATCAGCGCGAATACGTTCTATCATAGTAGATAGGTTTGCATCTGCATCTAGTCCGTAGTATTCTATGGCTAGAGTTGGTGCAGGGACATTTTCAATTTGCCCACTTTCTATTAAACTTAAATACTCTGTGTAACTTTTTACTGCTTCCTCCTCAAAATAATGTGTCATCATATGAGCTGTGCGAGGAGAGATTAGATACATTACTAAGTAAAAGTGCCAGAATAAAAATTGTGCCAGTATGATGAGACCCCGCTCCAGCTTGCTGGGTTCTACGATCTCGATAAAAAACATAAGGTGCATACGCTCATTTTCTGCTTCTGCAAGTAGTCTTCGTATGATAGGCCCATAGCCTCTCTTATGTGTTCTTAAACTTTTTAAATGCACTAACATTCCTGCTATCATTCCCGGAACGCCTGCTACTGTTTCTAGAACAACTGCTCTATGTCCGTATCGTTTTGCGAAGAATGTATCTGCAAAGAAACGAAAGAACTTTGTCATAGACTTTGCAAAGTAGTCAGTCTGTGTCATCATTAAGCATCTCACTGGCTGTATGAGTCCATACATTTGGTAGAAGCCCGTGTACAAGTAGTATAAATGCTACTTTCCAGGCCCCTAACAAATGTTGGAGGTACGTTTTATCTACCTCCTTAAGATGGTTTTCTGTCGCCATATGCCATTGCTGCCATCATAATTGGTACTATTACCATCCAAAAAATTAAAAAACCATCTGCCACTGTCATTCTGTTACCTTTGCACTTAATATAAAAGTTATCCCACCTGCTATAAGAGGCAACATCATTATACATAAAATTCCAATCAGTTCCATAGTATTACCACTCCAATAGCTTATTGAGGGTTCCTTCTTGGACTACTTCTTCACTATCCTCTGGAGTCTCTCGAATCATTGTATTTATACTGTCTTCATAGTATAAAATTACTGCTTTTTGTTGGTTGATGTATCTTCGTAACTCTGCTACGTTTAGTGACATATTCTCATAGTCTGGTACACTTAAAGCAAAGAATACATTAACACCTGCTTCTTCCTCGAACTTTAATAGAAAGTCGTCGATATTCTCAGGTGTTACAGCATAGAACTTAACCCTATGTAGATTAAGGGGTTTTGGTTGTGGTTGTATCGGAATGTCTTTTACAACATAATCCGTCTTTACAACTACTTCTGGTTCAATACTTGCACAGCCACTACTTAGGGCTATCGGTAATAGTAGGCTGCTTGCCAGAATCGGCTTCGAGCTGATCAAAGATTTTAGCTGTAGCATTATTAACTCTCTTTTCGATAAGACCTGGTTTTTGCAAGGTCAGGGCTGTAAGGTCGTGACGGCGTAATTTAGAAGCTAACTCATCTTGATACTCTTCTGCTTCTTTAGCTCTTTCTTGTAATACTAACATATTTTCTTGAGCTAATTGATAATCACGAGCCATTGAATTGATGGTTTCTTGATTTGTTTCTGCAACCATCATAAGTTTACTATTGTTATCTCGTAGTGTTGCGATAGTGCTTTGGGTATCTTTATAGTACCACAATGCTCCACCACCCATTGAACCTACAAGCATTAAAATAATTAAATACGGCATTTATGTTCCTAAAAACTGCCCAAAGTTTCCTTCGGGCAGGGACTAGTCATACTAGGGATGCCATACACAATACTAACGTGCAGGTCGTCCACAGACTTAATAGATAGATTCCATAAGTATTTAAAGGTCGAAAGAGTTTTTTGGTCTCAGGCATCATGTATTTCTACCACCTTTGCCTTCGACTCCTCGGGCACCTCTTGATATAGCTCTACACACAGAAGTCCGTTCTTCATGTATGCAGTATCAAGTTTAATGTTTGATCCTACTTTAAATACTCTGGTAAAAGTTTTACCACTCAAACCTTTATATACAAACTCTTCTTCGTCTGAAACTTCTTGCTTTGCTACACCTTCAATACGAAGTTCATTCTTATCAAATGTAATCTCGATATCGTCCTTTTCCCAGCCAGGTACAGCGACTTCTACACGATAGCCTTCTGTTCCTACTTTCAATACGTTATATCGAGGATACCCTGTCATAGGGGCATTTGAAAAGAAATCAGGGTCAATACGATCGAACCCTAAAAAGAATTTGTGAAAATCACTAATGTTCATTTGCTTTGTCATTTTGTTTCTCCTATGCGCCCATTCGGTACGCAACTATGAGAACCCTTTCGGCATTCTCTGTTCTTAGTTACCGAGTTATAGAGATCGGACTCTAATAAATCTTTGTTAGCTCATATCCTACTGGATTAACGACTTTAACCTCGTGCTTTCGCCCATCGAGGTCAATAAATATCATATGAGTTGGTGTTAGTTTTTTAATTGCTTTACAACGGTAAGTTTGAGGGTCTGTAGTTATTTCTTTGTTTCCGTTATCGTCTTCTACTATTTTACCTAGAAAATATACTGTAAGTTCAAACTCTTCTTTTATTAGTGTCAACCACCAATTTACTATTTTATTCCACATTTTCTTCTACGTCAATATAGCCGTGGTCGATGAAATACTGGACCGTTCCTTCGATTCCTTCGCTTTTACCTAGCCTCCAGCAGTGTACTCCACATCCTACTAGACAAAAGATAAATACTGCGATGTTCCAATCAATTATCAAGGGTATCTCCATTTTTGACTTGTTTAGTTAAGGTAAACTTCATCTTGACACAAATTATAACAAAAGTGAACTTCATTGTCAAGAAAAATTTTTCGGCACCACAACCATGACTCAAAAAATAATACTTGACATTTTCCCTATTTTAAACTATAATATACGCTATGAAAAGATATGATAAACAACCGTGGTCAACATCGGAACGTCATGTTTTACGAGACTATTATTACGTTTTAGGAATGGAGCATCTCTTAGAAGTGTTACCTGGACGTACTCCTAATTCCATACGAAAACAAGTAGCCTACCTTAAAAAACGTGGCTGGTATTTTAAAAGAGAGATATGAAAGTAAAGGTTAGAAACAATCAAGTGGATAAAGCACTTCGTATATTTAAGCGCAAGTGCAGCGAAGTCGTTTTCGAATATCGAGAGCGTGAGTATTATGAGCCGCCTTCAGATCGAAGGCACAAAGCCAAAAAAGCCGCTGTAAAACGAGAAAAACGACGGCTACAAAAGGAGAGAGAAAAGTATGTCACACGACGGAAGTAACTTTGAATTAGTAGGTGACTTTATGGAAGCCTTCGGTCAACAGGTGCGTAATGAACCTATGTGGCCTGACTTTAATACTCGAGAGTTACGATTGGACTTAATTCACGAAGAGTTGGAAGAGCTGGAAGAAGCTATGTCAAATAAAGATATGGTTGAAATTGCTGACGCTCTCACCGATCTTCTGTATGTGATTTATGGTGCTGGTCATGCTTTTGGTATGGATTTAGATGCTTGCTTTCTTGAAGTTCATGACAGTAATATGAGTAAGCTCGGCCCCGATGGTCGTGTAGTTCGTCGAGAAGATGGAAAAGTATTGAAAAGTGAAAACTTCTTTGCTCCTGACCTCGGACCAATACTCGGCTTATGAATACAAAAAGAATTAAGTTTAAACATTATAAAACAGGAAAAGTACTAGAAGTAATTGGGACACTTCCCAAAGAGCTTAATCATACACAATCAGATAGGTATGTTGTTAGAGCCGGATTTACATTTGTGGATGTGATTAAGTCTACGGTAATATCTATTGAGAACGTATACTAAAATACTACCCCTTGCAATTGCTCTCACTGCCTGTGGCGGTGGGGGCGGTAGCACCAACCCCGTTGAGACCCCTGTTTCAACTACCCCTCCCACAACAACATCCCCCCCCCCCCCCACAGTAACTTCCACAGAAGAATATTGTGACGGTTTTACACTATACAGAGATACTAAGTATAGTGATGATACTGTAAATACAGAACTACTTGAAGAAAATTCTGAAGAATGTGGTTATGTCCCTATTCCTGTGGAGGGAACACCTATAGGAGATTCATATTGTGCACGTACTCTTGCTCAAGAAGAATACACTGCTGCCTATGAAAGCATCAATCATCTTTTATGGGAAGATAGACTGCAAAAATTTGCTGATGGAGAAGGTGGAGTCTATGTTGATCGCACCGTACATATTGATCAGACTTGTTTTGTACAAATGGAAAAGCCCACTGACTGCCCAAGCGATGCCTCAGATACAGGTGATTCGCGATACGGCTACTTTGCTTGTGATGGAATAAAACAGCTTACTGGTGTCGACTTTCCCTTTGATCCTGAGAATATAAATAGAGCCGTTATTGATATGTTGTTTGTGGTAGATACAAACCTTACAGAAGAAGATCGTGATGGTATGACTGTTGAACAGTTTGTAGATAAGCAAGTATTTGAAGCAAACCATATTTTTATGAGAAATGGTACATACACTCTTATTCGAGTTGCTGGTATAAAGATGGTAGACGTTGCTCCTGGCGATCTCTATAGACAATATGCAGCTTTCCTGCCAGGACGTCAAGAGTTCCTTGGGTTAGATGATTGGCAGAGAGAAGCAGGTGCCGATCTAGCTTTTCTATTTAAAAAACTACCTGAAAATGGAATTGCCTGCGGCGTTGCTAGTATAGATGCTACAAGAGGAATTTACAATACAAGAGGCATTATTCAGTGTTTCGCTAATACTGATTTTAAAAATACATCTACGACTAGGTACTATGAACGAGCAAATGAAACGTTTGCTCATGAGATTGGGCACTTGCTAGGGGCGCAACACGCAGAAGATAATGCTGATGTAGCAGGGTTATTCGAATACTCGTTTGGTTATAATCTTCCAGGGTACAATCCCCAAGAGGACAACCCAGAATATGGAGGTATTTGGGGTGGTTATGGTACGATTATGTCATATGCTGATCTTGCAACAGGTAGTTTCTCAAACTTCAATAAAAGAGGTTGTTTTCCCGATACTGCTGGAGCATACGCAGGACAATCAGTAACACTGGGTACAACAGGAGGTTGTTTCTGTTCAGATCCAATTGAAACTCAAGAGTCCCCTACAAATAATGCTGAGACGATTCAGAGAACAAGATATACAATGAGTCAGCTACATGAGCGAGAACATGCAATACAGTTCTCTCCAATACCTGCGGCTCAGGCAGCTCAACGAAAAAACAAATTATCAATAGAGTGGGAACTCAGTAAAAGAGAACAAGAGAAAGATCCACATATCTGTTTATTTTAGATAATAAAAAACCGGGTTTAG